TTTTGGCAAATGCACGTCTTATACAGTAATGTATATGGCAGGTCTCCGACCTCCAAAACGAAGTTAGAAGGACTTGTCCAACTTTGGCGAGTTGGGAATTAGCGCCACAACCATGTGGCATTTTGTGGCTGATCTTTGCAGAGAAGCCGTTTGTATTCATCTTGATTGATGATAATCCATTACCGCTTTTAGCGATCTATATCTGCTAGAGTACGAATTTTCTTATGTTGTGATAACACTTTATAGAGTAGGTTGCCATACAGTTGTTCTAGTTTTCTTGTACACATAGTATTAGAGGCTAGTGAATCTTTTGCGATTCGCTTCTAGTACTTTGATGACATTAGACTGCGACATATAATGGTTGTTATGCGTAAAACCTTAGACCTCTTTAGTGTCTATTTTAATATTTTGAATTTCTGAAAGGTGAGAGCAGACACGTATTATTGATATCTGAAAATGATGTTTTCTTCTGCATTTGATAGAACAGGTCACTGTAGGCGGATCAGTGCATGGTGTTTGGTGCGTGTCCAGTAGCGCCTAGAAAGCCGAACGCTAACTATGTCAGAAGGGTAACATGTACTACGAATCGTTTCACGTCAGAAGCCGTTCGTGTATCTGGATTTTGTAGAAGGCATTGCTAATTTGGCTTGACACTCGTAGCATTCAACTTCTTTTTAGAAGGCATAAATCGGGATATTGTCAAAATATTGGATCAATGTACATTATTCTAAGATTGATGTCATATGTGAGATATATTTACCCTTATCTAATACTATTAATGATCACTCAGGTTTATTTTCACTTATTTTGCACGATGGAAAGTTTTCTATTGGCTGGCTATAACTCTGACAGTGCAGTGAGTGACGCAAGTATGACGAAGGCTTGCACTATGATACAAAGCACTATGTGCAATCATTGTAATGGAATTTCAGATGATGAAACATTTAAGCGTGATTTTGATCGCTTTTTTGGTTTGTTATATAAAGGTTTTTCGTTTCCATTGCATGATAAAATATGTTGTTGTGGAGGTAGAGGTTATGTTACTATTGTTAAGCGATTGAAGTTTTTGTCGCAACATGAAGTTGTATACAGTGACATTTCTGATTCCTCTGAACACATTTTAGAAGATGAAGCAATGGGTTGGGTTACCAATCCAAAACAAATGTTGCGTTATCGTCAAAGAAAGAAAAGATCGTTACGAGAACGCAACGTACGGCCGCAGTCAAATCTCGAAACTACGGATTCTGAATTTGTAGAAGTACTGATTATGACTGCATTACGTTTTTATGGTGTGTACCGCTCAAAAAATATTATCACGTGTATCTCTGCACTACTAGATACTTTGCGTGATTTTTGCGGTCCAGATATTATTTTGTTTTTGAAAAAGTATTTGTCACCATTATATGATAAATATGCAAATTGCACACTAGAGAGTATGTGTGATTTTGTTTTGTCCAATTCTATGAAATGGAATATGTTTATCAATAATACTATGTTTCCATTGTTTTCACGTGTTGTGACTCTTGTCACTATCGCAATCTTAAGTCCAACGAAATTTCTGGGGCACTTGCGGAAAGATTTGACCGAAGTCTATGATTTTATATCATCGTATCGTAAAGATGCTGTTGGTATTTTTGATTGGGTTGTTAAAACCATTACTTCAGTAGTTAAGATAGTGAAGGTGTATTGCTCAACTGGTTCTTTAGAAGAAGCATTATGCCAGAAAACACATATTCAATTAGTGCAGAGTTTGTATTTTAGTTGTACTGATAAATACAATTCTGCTCTTAATGGTTGTCTGTCTGGAGAATGGTTAGACTTTGAGAGTCATGTTTTAGATGTTATGTCAAAAATTGAAGAAATTCAAATTTACATGTCTCCACGTGATGTTAGCATAGCTAGAACCTATTTAGACAAATTGCAACAAATGAAGGTGAATATAGTTGCGCGCGAGAATGGAAAAAATAATCGTGTTCAACCTTTTGCTTTCACTATGACTGGTGGAACTGGTGTTGGTAAGTCTCATTTGTCTACTTCTTTGATACGACATATATTGAAATCTAATAGATTCCCAGTTCATGATAATACCATAGCGACTATAAATCTCAAACAAAAACATTGGGATAATGTTTACAATGATACACTGGGATGGAAGTTTGACGACCCAGATTTTGTTTTAGATACGAAATCAGTTGATGATTATGCTACACCTATTGGTAGAGCACTTAATGGCGAACAATTTGTCTTAGAAAAAGCTGATTTGGATTCAAAAGGCAAAGTATTTTGTAATTGTATGGTCGCCGCTTTGACTTCAAATGACCCAGAATATGGTATACCTCAAGTTGCAAAAGAGCCGGCTGCATTTCATCGCCGCTTTCATGCACATATTGAAGTGAGAATTAAGACTGATTTTTGTAAAATGTCAAATGATGGTTCTCCCTCATGTGAAATGGATCCTGAAAAAGTTCGACGAGTATATCCAAATACTTTATTTCCAGACATTTTTCGAATTAATGTAATGAAAGTGAAGATTAGAAGGAGGCAAAAAAATACTGTCTATACTGAAGATGTTGATGATATCTATAGAGTTCATACCCCTGATAGCTACTGTTTTGAACCAGTAATGTGGAGAGGTGAAGAAATGCGACAAATAAGTATTGGCAAATTATTGGCATATTTGACTGAAGTGAGTAAGTCATGGTTTGAATTGCAGAGATCTTTAGTAGCATCTGGTAATCCAGATATAAGATTGTGCCCAGGTTGTAATGTTGTTTGCGAGCATTGTGTGTGTGCTAGACCTCATTCCGGAGACGATGAGAAGGATAGTGACTCTGTCACAATTTTTAAGAATGAGGACGAAGAAAAAGAGGACATTTCTGTTAGTGAAGATGAAATGACGATTGAACATGATACACAATCTTCGAAGAATAAATATTTGATAGTCGACCGATCTCGATTTGGTTGTATACCGAAGTTTACTACCCCAGGCAATTACCCTTGCTCTTTATGTAATTTTAAGTGTGATATATCTGGTTTATATGTATGTCTTGACAATAAGAATGACCAAGTCAGGATATGTAGAAAATGTCTTGCCACTACACGTGTCACTTGTGATAAGTGTCTCAGACTTCCAGTTGAACAGACAAAAATGAAAAGACAACCCAAAGAGGTTGTGAAATGTACTGAAAAATTTTGTTTGAATTGTAGGAGTGTTAAAGCTGAGTCTGGCACAAAAGATATCCATGAATTCATTGATGAGTTTGTTTTAGAATACACTAGCACCGTGAATGTAGAGAAGACGTTAAAATTTACGTTTGAAAGTGTTATTGTGAACTACTTGATTAATGGGTATGATGGTGTGGTTGAATACATTAATAAGTTGAGCGTTGGTTTCTCTTTAGAGTGTGGAAATTTTGTGTCAAAATTAATTTCTCGATTATTAGATCTTGCTTATGCAAAAGGTCTTCTGACTTGGGAAATGTGGGTGCCACGTACCATTGAAGCGACACCAGTAGTAGAGTATCTTTATGAGAAGTTTGGGTATGCAAAATATGTTAAGCGAGCAGACGATTCTATTGGGATTATATCCTTATTATCTTTTTTTATGATGAAATTTGACAGATTTTCATATCGTAATTTATTGGGTATTATTCCTCTGACCTATGCTGCAACTAATTTTGCTCCAGCTTCGTGGTTAGTTAGATATATTTTGAATAAGATTTCTTATAGTGATTACGTTCGTTTGGTACTTATGTTCAAAAAGATGATGAAATTCGTGAAGAAGTCGAGGCAACCTGCACTAGCAACCTTTTTACTCACTTTTTTACATGCTATATATAGGTACAAACCAGACACTTGGATACACGGTGGGAATCTTTGGAAAATTTCAGTCATGTTAATTATGTTGATCATCAAGAAAATGAAAAGACGAGATATGTCTCTCAGACGAGCCATTACACGATTTTGGATAAAATCTAAAACAAATAATCCAGTGAGAGATGAGATTCTTCCTTCAGTTGGCGCGTGTTATATCATTGGTAGATTAGGATTGATTGGCAATAATATTTTGTATACCATATTGGATAAATATAGATTGAATCCTCAAGCTGATAGTGAAATGCCGATAGTTGATTATGCGAGTCTTTCTGGTATGGCTCGATATTGGTATAAAAAACAGTGGTATAATGCTAATCTAGATCCATTACCTGTTTCTATAACTAGTAATCATGTAGAACTGAAAAATGCTGTGTGTAAGAATTTGCTGCATGTTCTTAATACAAAATCGGGTGAAAGTTGTGATGCTTTTGCGATTTGTAGTAGAATGATTTTACTTCCACATCATCAAGTTTCAAAGAAACGTGCTAAATATATTTTCACACGTAAAGATGATTTACAGGGAGTTTGTGGGAATGCTCGTTTTTCCTGCAATTTTTGTCTGGATGATTGCAAATATTACGGTGGTGATCTTGTTGTTGTTGAAGTCCCCAAATCTGGTGACTTTGCAGATATGTCCAAGTATTTTATGGATAAGGTAGATAGATTACCCCCATTTGGTTCTATGATTTACAGACGCTCTAATGGTCGCATTGAAGTAAATGAAGTTGTCGAGATAAAACATGATAGTCGTTGTACAAATAATCACTGTATTGTTCCTGGTGACATTTCAACTAAAGTGCATTTTGACGGTATGTCGTATATTTCACCTGGTGTTGGGAGATGTAGATGTATGTCTGTTGTACTTGCTGTTGAGAACCCTTCAGCCATATTAGGTTTTCATCTTGGAGGAGATGATAATAATTATGGTGTTGGAGCTGTTTTGACAAAAAGTGATATAACACGTTTTAAAGATGCTTTTTCTGTTAATCCTTCACATATATTGTTACCAGAGAGTGGAACTTTTCGACAACAGCAATACGGAGTCAATTGTATCATCCAAGGTGTGCATCCAAATAGTGTTGCTGCACATATGAAGGAAGGAGAGTATAAATTATTTGGTAGCACTGGATTTGTTGGAAAAGATGTATCCAGAGTTGTTAGAACTCCTATTGACGAAGATATTCGATTGACTTGTCATATAAATACTGAATGGGATAAACCAAAGTTAGAAGGTTTTGGCGATAAACCAAGCAGGAAAGATAAGTGGTTGGCATGGACAGATTCTATAACATGTACGGCAGACGAAGTGCCTCGAAATATCTTAGATGCTGCAGTTTCTGATTATACCAATAGTATTATTTCATATATCAAACATAAACCTCCTGACATTATGCGACCTTTGAATGATTTTGAAGTTATTTGTGGTGTACAAGATGTGGAATTTATTGAACCATTGGAGTCTTCAACGTCAATAGGTTTTCCTTTGGGTGGTTCAAAGAGGAAATGGATGGAACTACGCAAAGATGAATTAGGTCAATGGAGGAACATGTTTACTACCAATATGTTCATGGAGTCTGCAAAGTATATCGAAGATGCTTACGTTCATAATAAAAGAGTCTATTCGGTGTATAAGAGTTTTCCAAAGGACACTCCAACTGAGGTAGGTAAAGATAAAGTGAGGATTGTAAATGGAGCACCTATAGATAATCAGATAGTTACCAGGCGACATTTAGCGTGTTTTGTCAAATACATGTGTGAAAATAGTGATGTGACAGAATGTTCTGTTGGTATTAATCCGTATGCACATAAATGGCATGACATGCGTCAGCGTTTGTTGCGAAATGGTAATAATATTATGGCTCTTGATTATAGTAAGTTTGATACTCATATGTCTCCACAAATTGTCCTTGCGGCTTTTGCATGTATAGCACATATAATGTCTTTCTTTTACAGAAATGATAGTTTTTTACGAGAATATACTATGAAGATTATCTCCGGTTTAGCTGCGGACACTGCTTGGCCTGTTGTCTGTGTGAATGGAGATATAATTATGCTACAAGGTGGTATAGTTTCTGGCAATTCCATGACTGCTATATTGAATAGTATTTGTAATTCTATTCTCTTAAGAATTGCCTATTTTCATATCTATCCCGGTGGTGTTGTTCGTGGATGGTTCTCTAATCAAATTTTCGATTTTAGATCTGGTGTTATATTGTATGTTTACGGCGATGACTTATTAGCTAGTGTTTCAAAGAATGTTCATCGTTATAATAATCGCGTTGTCGGGGTTGTGCTTGGAGAGTATGGCTATGTGTTGACCGCTTTTGATAAGGTTAAGACACCCCCAAAATTTTATGCTATAAAGGATGTTGAGTACTTGAAGAGATCTTTTAAATGGCACGCGGAACTTGGTATGTACACCTGTCCTCTGAATGAAAAATCGATTTTTAAAAGGTTGTGTTGTGTGTTAAAGCCAGTTAGTCCTAACACTATGGAGGGTGTGTTAGCTAGCAATCTACGATCATCTATGATGGAGTTCTTTTTTCATGGTAGAAAACTATATGAGTTGAGATCAAAACAATTGAAGAAAGTGTGCTCAAAAATAGAATGCCCTATCATGCGGGGAATATGCATGAAAACTGTTAGCTCAACTTATGAAGAGAGGTTGGTTGAGTGGCAGGATAATTATTTGTGTGTGGGATTTAAGGCGGATTTATCTCATACTACAACCTCAACTGGGGAACTCAGTATACAATCCCCCCCCACTTAGAGTTGGTTCGCTCTGAGATATGGGTTTATTGGACCGCTGAAATACATAAAATACATATACATAAAATACATATACATAATATACAATACATATTTACACATGAAATTTCACCTCAATCTGGGAAGGAGGAGAATGTAGACTTCCAAGATGAGAATGAAATGCAATACAAAGTCCCAACTAGTTTGGGCCAATTGGGGGTTTCTAGTTTGAAAGGTGATAAAGCAGAATTGACAGAGTTTTTCGCAAGACCTGTTTTACTTGCTACTTTACAATGGTCCACATCCACTGTTTTGTCTTCTGTTCAATATCCATGGACCTCTTTTTTATCAAATTCTCGTGTTTGTAATAGAATTAATAATTTTAAATTGTTACGGGGCAATATGCACATCAAAGTTATGATGAATGGTAATTCCTTTTATTATGGTCGAGCAATGGTTTCTTGGAATCCATTAGCCCTAGATGATGATTATTATGAAAATACTGTCTCTGATAGTGCGGTTACTTGTCGTATGTCTCAAAGACAACATATAATGTTAGATCCCAGCCAGTCTACTGGTGGTGAGATGGTTTTACCATTTTTATGGTATAGGGATTATTTATCATTAGACAATTTATTATTAGATACCGGTACTATAGGTGAATTAAATATACGAGAATTATATCCATTGAAGTTAGTTACAGATACAACAGCACAACCTGTTACAATAACACTGTTAATGTGGATGTCTGATGTAGAAGTTGGAGCTTTGACTCAAGCTGCCATGCCATTATTAGTGCCTCAATCAGGAGTAGAAGAGGCTGATGAGTATGATGGTAAGATATCTAAGGTTCTTAAAACAGCAGCAAGAATAGCTGATCCTCTATCTTCAATACCTGTACTTGCACCTTATGCTAAGGCCACTGAGATGGTCTCTTGTGTAGGAGCAAATGTAGCTAAAATGTTTGGGTATTCCAAACCATGTTCTAGTAGTGACCCTGACAAGGTCTTAGTTCGTCCAATAGGAGATATGGCTACATGCATAGGTTCTGATACATGCATGAAACTTACCATTGATCCCAAGCAAGAAGTGTCTGTTGATAATCGCATATGTGGGACTTCAGGAGAAGACGATATGGTCATTAATAAAGTAGCGAATATATATTCGCTGGTCAAAATTATTCCATGGCGTACAACTGATGCTGTTGGAGACTTAGTTCAAACCATGTTGGTAGATCCAGGATTATTAGTAGGTTCATCAACTTCTGAATTTACTTGTACTGCAGTTGGTGGTATGTCAATGCCTTTCAAATATTGGAGTGGATCACTTGAATTTAAATTCGAAGTAATCGCCTCCAGTTATCATAGAGGTAGACTAGCTATAATATATGATCCAGTTCAAACGGTTACATCACATGAATACAACGTCAATTATCAAGAAGTTATAGATATTTCTGAAAATCGTTCTTTTAGTGTCAGGATATCAAATGCTCAGGATCGTTCTATTTTGACGTGTTTCAAACCCCGTCATACCACTTCATTTCCAGATTTTGGACCCATGGGAACTAATAATATCACTTTAGCTCATGTTCTCGCAGCAGATAATGTTGGGAATGGCACTTTGACCTTAAGAGTCGTGAATAGACTCACAGCTCCAACTGATGATATACATACTGAAGTTGGAATTATGGTTTCGGTTAGAGCGTGTGAAGATTTCAGAGTTTATGTTCCTGATAACACTCTTTCATATCTGAATTTTATTCGACCTCAATCTGGTATAGAGCCCATTGACTCCAGAATAGTGCATTCATTAGATAATTCTGTTACTTTTGATGTCAAGGGCGATATGTCAGATTTATCCCACGTGTATATAGGAGAAGATATATATTCTATTAGGACTTTGTTGAAAAGATATGTGCTATATCTACCTGTGAGATTTGGTACTTTTGATTTGACCAGTACTGGTACTTCTTGGCTGGTCAAATTTTCTCATCCTATATATCCTCTCTTACCTGGGTATGCACGTGATACAATACACACTGATAACCTTGCACAAGGTATCAATTATGTGGGACATACTTTTATATCCTTTTATAGGATGGCTTATGCTGCAATTCGGGGTTCTACACGTTGGAAGTATTTGCCATACTATAATGCTCGCGAACAATTATCAGTTATAGATGTACCAATCATTGTCAATAGAGATGATGGAGCTGTTGCTTCTGGTTATCCTAATTTGACTGGTTTGGACACTAGTACACCAAGTACCTATGCGTATGACTATTTGTTTAATTCACCTAATTCGAATGAAGGATTGCAAGCAACTGTAATGAGTGTTAATGGCACTATTGAGTTTGAAGCGCCTTTTTACACAGATCAAAGATTTGTTTGTGGACCTAGTTCAAATGAGTGTAAAACATCAGTTTACGTTTCTGGTTATGATATATTTATGCCACGAGCAGCAGCGGGTCAATTAGGTTTGATGTTCTGTGCTGCAGGCGAGGATTTTAATTTAGGTCATTTCTTTGGTTTTCCAAAGATGCAGTATGATCCAACACATTTCCCACCACCAACAACTTAGCGAATTAATCGATCGCTCTGCTAATAAATTAGATAAACCCAATTGGAATGTTGGGCTCGGAATTTTCACCTCG